TTGTTAATCAGAATCGGAGGAAGCTTCGGATTTGCCATTGATAGATCTCCATATACAATGATCTAGTCTACCACAAAAAATCCTCAATTTCAACATTAACCTTATGTTTTATTGAGGATTTTTAAAATAATGAAGATCTAGAAACGCAAAATCTCAGTTTCACGGTAATCAATATACAAACACTGTCATAGAGCCTTTTGGTTGCAAGCCTCCTAAGTCAAGTAAACCGTAAACGAAAGCCGCATTACCTTGTATATGTAACGCGGCACCTTTTCAGCCTCTCGGCGGGCATTGTTCACCGAGCCAAATAACGTAGTACCTGTAACTCAATAGGAAAGAGTAGACGACTCATAATCGTTAAGTTGTAAGTTCGAGTCTTGCCGGGTACACCAACAAATACAACATCCAGCAAGCCTAGATTTCTCCGGAAATACGCTCACTCCGATGGATTTCTTTTTTTAGCGCATGAAACAAAGACAGCTAACAGTTACGTATAAACGTGTAGAGGATTTAATCCCGTACGTTAATAACGCTCGTACTCATTCCGACGATCAAGTTACGCAAATAGCCAGCTCGATTAAAGAGTTCGGCTTTAACAATCCGATTCTTACGGACGGTGAAAACGGCGTTATCGCTGGGCACGGAAGACTGTTAGCCGCTAAGAAGCTCGGTTTAGAAACAGTACCGACTATCGAATTAGCAGGTCTTACTGAAGCTCAAAAGAAAGCGTACATCCTCGCTGATAACAAAATCGCTTTAAATTCAGGTTGGGACGAAGAATTACTCAAGATCGAACTAGACGACTTAAAACTTCAAGGCGTTAACCTCGAAACTGTAGGTTTTTCCGATGAAGAATTGTCTAAGTTAATTATTTCTAACGACGAAGATCAAAATAAAGAAGAAGACGAATTATCTGATCCGAAATTAGAACCAATTTCGCAAGAAGGCGATATTTGGATTTTGGGTGAGCATAAACTTCTATGCGGAGATTCGACACGAGAAGACGATTTCGCCTTACTGATGCAGGACGAACGCGCAGATTTAGTTTTTACCGATCCCCCGTATAACGTCGCTATAGGCGATAAATATAAGGCGATAAATAATGTTTGCCATACTCAATCGATTACTGATAATTTAATCGGTGATACGTTTAAAAGCGACGAAGAATGCGGCGAGAAGTTGTGGCTTCCAGCGTTTACAAACCTCAAAAAGTTCTCTAAAGATTGTTGCTCATGTTATGTGACTATGCCTCAAGGAGGTACTCACATGATGATGATGATGATGATGAACGGGGGGTGGCAAGTAAAGCATGAGTTAATCTGGGTAAAAAATCAAGCGGTTTTTTCGATGAATCGTCTTGATTACGATTACCAACATGAACCGATTCTTTACGGATGGAATAAGAAACATACATATTACGGCGGTGGTAAGTTTAAGACTTCACTGTGGTATTTCGATAAACCACGCTCTAGCAAGTTACATCCAACTATGAAGCCAGTTGAGCTTGTAGAAGAGGCAATTCTTAACAGCTCTAAAAAAGGTGATTTAGTTATGGACGCATTCGGAGGTTCAGGGACTACCGTAATCGCTTGCGAAAACAAAGGACGTAAGGCGCGAGTTATAGAAAAAGACCCGAAATATGCAGATGTAATCGTCACTCGCTGGCAAAACCATACAGGACAAAAAGCCGTGCGTTATCAAGACGGCAAGGAGTTCGATGAATTATGCCAAGAACAAAAATTGAAGTCGACTTAAAGAAAGTCGAGGAATTTGCGCAGGTATGTGATAACGAAGAAGAAATTGCGTTAGCGTTAGGCATTAGCTATCCAACGTTAAGACGACGTAAAAAAGATTCTGAACAATTTGATCAGGCTATAAAAAGAGGTAAAGCCAAAGCTAATGCTTTTGTCGGCGGTAAGCTCATGCAACTTATCAAAGAAGGCAATCCGACGGCGATTATTTTCTATCTAAAAGCCCGTTGCGGCTGGCGTGACGTAGAGCGTAAAGAAATTACCGGCAAAGACGGAAAAGATTTGAACGTGGCGCCGGTGCTCGTAATTCAAAATGATTTAAAAGACTAAACGATGAATGAAGCAAAGAAAATTAAAGCTGAGCGAAATCGTCGGTCGAGGTTACGCGTCATTTTGGAATAGCAAAAAGCGTTACGTAGTCTGTAAGGGCGGGCGTGGCTCGAAGAAGTCAAAGACTTCGGCGTTAAAGCTAATCGTCAACTTAATGGCGTACAAAGAAGCGAACGCGCTTGTAATTCGACGTTACGAGCGCACGCTTAGAAATTCGTGTTATTCGGATTTAGTGTGGGCGATACATCGCCTAGGCGTCGAGCAGTATTGGGATTACAAAGTATCGCCGCTCGAGATTACGCATAAGCTGACCGGACAAAAGATTCTTTTTCGCGGCTTCGATGACGCGCAGAAAATCACGTCTATTTCTGTACCGACTGGCGTACTCTGCTGGGTATGGATTGACGAAGCGTATCAGATTGAGGACGAAAACGAGTTCAACAAACTCGACTTATCAATTCGCGGTCAATTACCGGATGGACTCTGGAAACAATTCATTCTTACGTTAAACCCGTGGTCTGAAAGATGGTGGGGCAAAAAACGTTTCTTCGACAATCCGAACGAGGACACGTTAGCGCTAACGACGACTTACTTATGTAACGAATGGCTCGACCCTGCCGACATCGCGATATTCGAGCGTATGAAGCTCGATCAGCCTCGACGTTACAAGGTCGAAGGCTTAGGCGAATGGGGTTTATCTACAGGCACGATTTACGAAAACGTCATCGAATTAGAGTTTGACTTCGACGCACTAAACAAAGACGACGAATGTAAACCGTTTTACGGCCTCGACTTCGGTTTTACAGACCCTACCGCTTTTGTCGGAGGTTTCGTTAATCAAAGTGAAAAGAAAATCTACATTACTCACTGCTTTCTTACTCGTGGCCTTACTAACGCTGAAATCGCCGAAAAGATTAAAGCTGAAGGACTTAAACGAGAGGAAGTTCAATGCGACGCCGCCGAGCCTAAATCCATTGAGGAATTACGTGGTCTAGGCGTTAACGCTGTAGCCGCCCCGAAAGGCGCGGATAGCGTGCGTTACGGTATCCAGCTCATACAGCAGTATCAAATTATCGTGGCGCCGGACGTACCGAATTTCTATAACGAAATCACTAATTACACGTGGGCGACTGATTCGTCAGGAAATCCGACGGATAAACCGGATCACGAATTTTCACACGTGCCGGACGCTCTGCGTTACGGCGTCGTCGGAAAACTGAATAGCACTAGTTTCTCATGGCAAAAAATATTCAAGTAAAAGGCTCTGGACGCTTGGTTACGAAACACGATAGCGCGACCGCTTACGTAAGCTCAGTATGCACAGGTGAGCTGATTACGAACGTCGCAAACGAAATAAGTTTTTCGTTACCGGACGAATTTAAAGGTCGTCTATTTTCGTCGAACTGGGTAGCGCGGCGTATGGCTGAGTCAATCGCCAGCGATATGACATCGAAGGGCGTCAACTGGCGCCTCGACGCTGATACGTCTGCGTTCCTAGAGAAAGAGTTCCGTCGCTTAAACGTATGGCGGCTATTGACTGACGCGATTACGTATGCGCGAGTGTACGGCGGCTCTCTCGTAATGATCGACATGGGTGACGGGGCGCCGGAAAGCGTTTTAAATCCTAACGGGACGCTTCTAGGTTTCCGCGTATTCGATAAAACGGAAATCACGCCGAGCACGACCGTAAAAAATTATGGCGCCGAGGCTGGATTACCTGTCAAATACAGTATTCAGCCTGCTTACGGTACGTTATCGACGTTCGACGCTGACGCAAGCCGCGTTATCCGTTTTGACGGAATACGTTCAACGCATCGTAAGCTCAACGTAAATCAAGGCTGGGGTGAGTCCGTTTATGACGTAGCTAACTCAGCCGTCAGTGCATACGGGGCTTCGTTAGATAGCTGTCTCGAATTGCTCAAGCGCTGCTACATACGTTATTTAGGTATCGAGAATTTTTGGCAGGGCTTGCAGGACGACGAACGCGCTTCCTTCATGGGCCGCGCTGTAAAAATGATTAACGACGTTCAAAATAACTCGTCGTTAACTGTTTCTGATAACAAGGATACGTTTCAGTCTCAGAGTTACTCGTTCGGCGGTATTCGTGACGTGCTGATCACGTTCTCAGAACAAATCGCCGGCGCCGCGGAAATACCGTTAGTCAAGCTGTTCGGTATGTCGCCCGCTGGATTTTCGACCGGAGACGCTGATCTAGCGAATTACTACGATACCGTCTCACGCTTGCAAGAGGATAAGTTACGCGAACCGATTAGCCGTATCGCGTCGTTAATCCTCACCAGCTCAGGCCGTGAAGTTTCAGAGATCGACTTCGACTTCGTACCGCTTAAACAGGAAACAACGAGCGAACGTATCGTTAACGCTCAGAACGCTGTTAATACGATTCTCAGCGTGCAAGCAGCAGGGCTTATTTCTGACAAACGAGCGCTCGAAGAAATTGCCGCGTTAAGCGAAAAAACGGGTATTTTCTCGACGGTTACGCCGCAAGATATTGACGCACTTAACGAGGTAGAGCCGCCTCCGATACCTAACGAAACAGGGCAGTACGTTGAAGCTGGCCTGCCTAACATCGGTAAGGCCATTGACCCTAACGAAACGCCGAATTTCGGAGCGTTTAATTTAAATTAAATGGCAACGTTTAATCACGAAAAAACGTACCGCGCTCGCGTGTGGCGTTATTACCGTCAAGTCGCTCGTAACATTCAGGCGATTATTAACATGAACCTGAATCCGGACGGGACGATTAAAGACTTTGGGATACTGCAAGCGCAGCTCGATAATTACGCGAATGCGTTACCGGCGCCTACTGCATCGCTTTGGTCAAAGATCATCGGTAATAACGCTGTACTTCTTGCGCGTGATTTCAAAAAGGCGGCGGGTCTACGTATCGATACGCAGTCGCCGCAAATGATCGCGTTAGTCAATAAGCTCGTACAGGAAAAGGTAAACGTAATTAAAACGTTACCGAACAACGCGGCGCTCGAAGCTCAGAAGCTCAGCGCTCAGATAGCGCTCGAGACTGGAGCACGTCACGAAACGCTAGTCGCGAAAATCCAAGGCATGACCCCCGGATATCCTGAGTACGCTGCTAGGCGTATCGCACGCACCGAAGTAGCGCGTACGCAGTCAACGCTCGTACAGGCTCAGGCGCAGTCCGTCGGAATTGACCAATACGTATGGCACACCGTCGAAGATGAATCCGTACGCGCCTCGCATCAAGCGATGGACGGTAAAGTTTGCTCGTTTTCTAATCCGCCTGAAGTTGAACCCGGTAAATACTATAACCCCGGGGGTACTTACAACTGTAGATGTTTTGCTGTACCCCTCCTGCCTAATAACGCTTAGGAGTCTAAATGTATGACTTGAGCTATCCAATTTCACCGAATAAAGCTCTCACAAAAGAGGGTTTTTTAATTTGTCGTAATGCCGTTATTGCCTCGATTTGCACACGAGAATATTTACCTGACGAATTAGATCAGGTAAAGCCTAACGCTGACGGGAAAGTGTTTTTAATACGTCCTAGTGACGTTTTATTCTCCGACGATACGATCAATTCATTTGAGGGAAAACCGGTAACGCTAGGACATCCGGACGTGCCTAACGTCAACGGCGAAAACTGGAAACAATTCGCTGTAGGCACCGTATCGCACGTAAGGCAAGGAACTGAATCTACAGCGGGCTGTCTAGTCGCTGACATCATCATTTTCGACCCGAAAGCGATTGAAGAAGTCGTGAACGGTAAAGCTACAGAGCTTTCGTGCGGTTTCGATTCAAACGTGATCGATCAAGGCGGCGGTATCGGCGTCGAAACAAATTTCATAGGTAATCACGTTGCCCTCGTCCCGCTCGGACGCGGTGGCGGAACGTGTTCTTTAAAGGATTCTGCAATCACTAAATCAAAGGATAAAAAAATGGCCTTTTTTAATAAAAAAGATGAAGCACCTGACGTTAGCGCTCAGATTCTTCAACAGCTTCAGGCGTTGACCGAACGAGTCGCCGCTATCGAAAAATCTACGCAAGCTCAGTCTCCGGCGCCGGCTACTAACGCTGACGAAGCTAAACAGCCTGAGACAAACGAAGCTCAGACTCAGGCACCCGCACCGGAAAACAAAGCCGCAGAAACTTCGGCGCCAGCTACCGAAGAAAAGAAAGCCGATGACGATGTGCCGCCAGCCGCTAATCCGCTCGCAGGTATCGATCCTGCGGTTTTAGGCGCCGCAATTCTTCAAGCGTTGACCGACGCTAAAGCAGACAAGAAAGCCGACGAAAAAGCTGATGAATGCAAGAAAGAAGAAGCGAAGAAAGACGCTAAGCCCGAAACCAAGTTAGACGCCGCGATGATTCGCGACGCCGCAGATATCGCTCCTTCTTTAGCGCCTACTACGCCGAATTTGCCGTATGCCGCAATTCTCGAATTTGCTAAATCACAGCAGGGTAAGTCATTCGTCGACTCTTTCGGCGACTTGTCTAAATGTGATCATGCGATGGTTTTACGCGCCTGCGCAAATTTCAAGCGTTCTATGACTCAGGCGACGCTCGCAACAGTTAAACACGATGAAGCGCCGAAGAAGGCGAAGTCTTTTGTCGAGCAAAGTGCGGAACTTTGGAATAAAGCGAAATAACTTATCGGAGATAAAAAATGCAAACTGGATACATTGAACAAAACATGATCGCGGGTTTCGTAACTCGCGGTGGCGCGGACATTAAGTCCATTACGGCAACCGCCGCTATCGGCGCCGGCTTACCTGTCAAACAGGATTCGGATGGCAACGCTAAATTGCTCGAATCCACCGACGGCCTCGACGCCATGATCGGCGTTGTCGTGCGTTTTCATGACGGTTGGACGTTACAGGTGTTTCCGCAGGAAATCGGCGTACTTAGCACTGGTTACATTCAGGTGCCTGCTGCCGCGTCCATTACGCCTAAACGAAATCAGGCCGTCTATTACGACGCGACAAATCAAGTTTTTACGACTGATAACACGAAGGTGCCCATTCGCGCAGTTTTCGCCGCCAACGGAATTGCTGACGGATGCGCTGAAATTCAGGTAACTCAGCAAGTCGTGATTCCTGTTAAAACTACAGGTTCTTAATCAAACATCATTTTTCTTAACTAACTAAGCCTCGTTCGTTTACTCGAACGGGGCTTTTTTTATGGACAAATAAAATGGCAATTTCAGCAGATCAAGTAAAAGCGCTGTGGAATTCTCGCCTTGCACAGCTTGAGCCGGAAATCATCCGACCGCTTACGAACTACTATTTCACTCGCGACATTCCTATCGTCGAAGACCTCGATAAAGTCTCTAACGTCGTCGCTCTGAGAAACATCAAGGGTATCGGTCAGGGCACTAAAGACGCAAAAGGAATGTCTTGGCTTGGAAAGGGTGCTAACGACTTGCGCGGCGTTGATTACGAATTGAACGCTACGGCCGTAGCCGTTTATACCGCTGGTCGCGAAATCTCCGTAACCTCTATGGAGCTTGAGGCCGCTCAGAAAGCTGAGGATATCAACGTTAACGCAGAGCAGGTTGAACTCGTTAACGATAAATTCCTGCAAGAAGCACATCAGGTCGGTTATCTTGGCGATAGCGGCTTAGGTTTCAAGGGCTTCTTGAATAACGCTTCTATCAAGAAGGGAACGACTACAGGCGCTCTCGCAGAAACATCTCCGACATGGGACAGTATGGCGAAGGCTATTGATGACTACTTCAATCAGGCATATCAGGCTACTAATGGCGTCATCATGCCGAATACAATGCTTCTTACGCCTGCTCAGTACGTCAAGCTCTTTAGCATGAAGGCTCCTGACGACCGTCACTTCTCTATGATCGATTACATCGAGAAGGAATCTCTCGGACGTAAGGTTGCAGGTTCTATGACTGTTAATCAGGTCAAGGAATTGGCTTCTCTCGGAACCTCTTCTAAAGACCGTATGGTTCTTTATACGAAGGATAAAAACTACGTTCGTTACCATATTCGCCCGGTATGGCGTGAAAAGACTTACGACAAGGGTCTCGACTACTGCGCCGCCTATTTGTGGCGCTTGGCTGAAGTTCAGTTCAGACGCCCTGAGACCGTGATGTACTTCGACGGTATCTAAGCCTCGCACCTCGCGAGGTTTTTTTATGCCTGCTGGTTTACGCCAGCGGGCGTAATTACGTAAAAACAAAATGACATACGACGATTTTTTAAAGATTTTTCCTGAGTTTTCAGAGTTTCCGCAGGCTCGCGTAGAGTTTTATTTAGACGAAGCGGATAACCAAATTAGCGAGAATCGCTTCGGTAAATCTACGGAATTTGGGAAAGCTCTTTTTACCGCGCATTACCTAGCTAGTCTTGATAACGGTCAACGTACCGGCGCCGGTGACGTAGTTTCAGGCGGCACAGTAAGCGGTGGCGCTCATGGCGCCGTCGCTTCTAAAACGGTCGGTTCCGTTTCTGTTTCTTACGATACTGCGTCCACGTCGTTCGCTGACGCGGGTTATTGGAATAGCACGCCTTACGGGAAACAGTTTTTTGACCTTTTAAAACGCTATCGGCGTATGCCGTTCGCAGTCACGGGACGCGCATCATGGCCTTAACGATGAAAGTAGAAGGAGCGGACGCGCTCAAGTCAGACATCTTTCACTTAAAGAAACGTTTCGAGCGTTTTAATAAACAAGGCGTTTCTATTGGCTATATCGAGGCGAAGAGTTTGAAGCGCAAGGATACGCCTGTAACTAACCTCAAAATCGCAACGTGGCAAACGTACGGAACGCATACGATACCGCCTAGGCCGTATTTAAAACCAGCATTATTAGCGAACGAAAAACGAATACACGAAATCCTTGAGCAGGCGTTAGTAGACGAAGGCTTGAGCGGCAAGACCGGCGCCGTAAACAAAGCGCTGAACGTCGTCGGTATGCTCGTTCGCGATACGGCCAAACAAAATATCGTCGATCAACGAAACTTCGTACCGTTGGCGCCGGCAACGATAAAAGCACGTCAGCGACAAGGCTTTAAAGGTACTAAAGCTCTTATTCGTACAGGTGCGTTACTCAACGCTATTCAATACGTCGTAGATAAAAAATGATTGATGTCTCAGAAATCGTTAGAGACCCTGATTTCACGGTCTCATGCGTACTCATTCGTCAGCAGGCTAAACCGCTCGGAAACGGACGCGACGAAATTACGAAAATCCGTAAACCGATACAGGCGGTTCTACAGCCGCTCAATGACGCCCAGCTCGTAAATATCGTATACGCCGACGGTTCGCCTGTTACGTGTGGTCTTTCGTACTACGGCGTTGAGCGCGTATCGCTCGCAGACGACGACTTTATTAACGATCAAATCGAATTTAACGGTGTGCTGTACGACGTTATGTCTATCGCAGATTACAACCCGAACGGCGCGTATTACCAAGCCACATTAGCTAGGAGCAAACAAGTATGAGTTACGTAGACTCTACGCAGGCAGGCGTGCTCGCAAGCACTGCTACATACGTTTATTCAAAGGAATTCGACGACAAATTTCAGACGTGGTTAGCTAACGCGCTCGGATGTTTTCCGATCCACGTCAAGCCTATGTTTCGAGAATTTGAAACAGCGATTAGTACGAACGTTTTAAACGTATTTTTCGAGTTCTATCAAATTGAGTTCATCGGCACGCCTTACGACGTTGAGGAAACCGACGATCATTTAGATCAAGCTTACGAAGGTACGGCGCACTGCCGAGTAAAGCTCATCGGTGAAAACAGTCGAGAGAAGGCGTTTTTACTACACGACCTGATTTACTTATCTCAGAACGTTGACGCGCTACAAAAATTCGGCCTCAGCATTAACGAGGCTCAGATTATTGAGATTGACCGATTAGCCGAGGGCCACGCTAGAACGCCCATGAGTACCGTCGACCTAACGCTCGATTATTCATACGTCCGACGCTGGTCAATTAAATCAATAGTTTCAGCTCCTACCAGTATTCAAAACTCCTAACGAGGATTTTTAAAATGGCACTTTCTTTAAACAATATCGTTAATGTCGATATGGTGTTTAGTCCGAAAGCCGCGCAAACTCGCGGATTCGGCATTCTCTGTATTCTCGGAGATACCAAAAACGTTATCACTGCTGGAGAGGGCTATCGCACGTATACAAGTTCCGACGATGTAGCTACGGATTTCGGCGATGACGCGCCGGAAACGCTAGCAGCGATGGCGTATTTTTCTCAGTCTCCGAAACCGCAGACTTTGATTATCGCCGAGCCGTGGGACTCTACAACCGATACCGCTATCAGTACACGCGTTAGCAAGTTATTTGCAGATTACGGAAGAAATTTCTACGGATTTATTACCGCTACCAGCGCTACAGTCTCAGACGATGAAATTCTTAAAATCGCTCAGATCGTTGAATCGTCCGCGGACTCGCACATTTACGGTATTACGCTCACAGATTTGACGTGTGCTAATTCTGTCTATACTGACGAATCTACAGACCTGCCGTCTAAACTCAAGCGTGGCCAATTTACGCGCACTATCGTATTCGCCTCTGAATACGACGCTAACGATTCAGCCTACAGACTGAATAAATATCTCGTTGCGTCGGCGTTAGGTCGTATGTTTAGCGTTAATTTCAGCGGTTCGATGACAACGATCACGCTGAAATTCAAGCAAGCTCCTAGCCTCCAGCCGACTAATTTAACTCAGTCTCAGGATACGAATCTCTCGGCACGTAACGTTAATAAATATGCGATTTTCTCGAATGACACCTACATTATCGAAGAGGGTGTCATGTCGTCCGGTATGTGGGCGGATGAACGTCATGGCTCTGACTGGTTGCAGGATTTAATTCAGACTACTGTTTACAACGTTCTCTATCAGTCCAAAACGAAAATTCCGCAGACTGATGACGGAGTGGCACGACTTATGGCTGCTGTTGCTAACGCTATCGATCAGGCCGTTATTAACGGATTTGTGGCGCCGGGCGTGTGGAATAGTGACCCGTTCGGCGACCTTGAATCCGGCGCTTATCTCGAAAAGGGTTATTACCTGTACGCACCGTCTGTTAACGATCAGTTGCAGAACGAACGCGAGGCCCGCAAGTCTCCGGTTATTCAGGCCGGTATCAAACTCGCTGGCGCTATTCACAGCGTGCCGATCATAGTCAACATCAATCGCTAATCAAGTCATTTTCTAAACAAGCTCTGCAACGAACGCAGGGCTTTTTTATGGATTTTCAAAATGAATAAACCGACATATAGCATCGCTCGCGCAAGCGCCGCATACGCTGTCTTTGGTGGCGTCTCGTTCGATTTGAAGCAGGGTCTCACCGATAACGGCATTACGATCAACCTAGACGAGGATTTCGGCGAACGTAATAAAGCTATCGACGGCTCAAGCATTTGGAGTGAATTCGAAACGAGCGCAGGTACGATCGTTCTTGAATATTTGCCTTCTTCTCCGTGTGTTCCGTTTTTTATAACTTTGCACGCTACTCAACGCGGCACTGGTTCTACCGGTTCGGACACTGTAACGGTTATTGATCGTGACATGAAATTTACGTACACCGGCTCTCAAGTCGCTATCCAGTCAATTACCGGCCACAACGTCAAAAAATCCAAGGGCGATTCAATCGTCGTAACGCTCAATTGCGGACAAATCACTTCTATCGGAGCCTAATTAAATGACTAAATCTAAGGACATTACTGTTAACGGCGTTACTGTCCGCTTGTATCGACTTTCTGCCAAACAGCAGCATGACATCGTTAATCAATATTTTTTCCCGATTACGACTCAGGCGGGAGAGCTAGTAAACGTAATCGTTAGAAATCCGCAAAATCAAATCGCCATTGCTTCTGCTATCGCTGAGGCTGTAAATAAATTCATGCCGGCTAATAAACGCGATGAATTGATATTCAAACATCTAATGCCGTCCGTCAAAGTCGTTGCCGTAGGAATGGAAGTTGAGTATTGCTCTACTAAAGGGGAAATTACGTGTGAAGAGCTGAACAACATTAAATCGTTGTACAAAATCACGTACGAAGCGCTTAAATACAACTTCGAAGATTTTTTTACAGACTGGCTCAACGAAAACAAGTTGAGCTAACGCCGCCCGAATGGCGTGACTCCGTACGCCTCCTAGATATTCCTGAGTCTTTTCTTATGCGCCCCGTTCTTCGGGGCTTTTTGTCTTTTGAGTCTCTTTTCGATTCGTCCGTGTCTTTAGGCGATTTAGTTCTTCTAAATGACGCTATCGACGCGAACGACGAAAACGAGAAACGCGTCTATCAGTATTACGAGCGTAAAAATGGCCGAAACTAAAAACGATGTAAATTTGCGAGTAGGCGCATTAGTCGATTTTGCGTCATTATCTGTCGCAGAAAAAGCAGTAGGCTCGTTTTCTGACAAAATCGTTAGCTTAGCTAAATGGGCCGGCGCCGCTATTGCCGCCGGTTCCGTGGCCGTAGCTCTTCAGCGTACAGCCGACAAATTTAACGATCTCGGCGATGTCGTCTCTCGTGTTGGTAACGCTACCGTCAAAGAACTCGATCGGCTCGGATATGTAGCCGAACTTACAGGCTCAGACGCAAATACAGCTACAGCCTCGTTTGAAAACCTATCTCGAACGATAGGCGAAGCGGCTCAAGGTATCGGACGGGGCGCTCAAGTCTTTGAAAAACTCGGCTTATCTGCGAAAGATGCGCAAGGTAACGTCAAAACAACGACTCAAGTTTTAGACGAAATCAAAGTCAAGATTCAAGACCTGAGTAAGGCTGAGCAATCCGCTTATATTCAGCGCCTCGGACTCGATCGGACGATGATCGGTATGCTCACGTCTGATACGACTGAGATTATCGATCAATACAACAAACGTACCGAGGCTCTCGGAATAAATGTAGACGAAGCGGCAGAGTTAGGCGCTAAATACAACGACGCTATTAAAGTCACGGAACGCGGTTTTGACGACATCATTACCGCGTTTGTTTTACGTGTCCTACCGTCTATCACGACAGCGATAGAACGCGTTTCTAAGCTGATTGATGAAAACGCCGGACTAATTAAAAGCTACGTTGATCCTATCGCCGCCGCCGTATCAATCGGCGCCGACCTCGTTACAGGATTTATAACCGGAATCGGAAAACTTTTTAAGATTCTAGGTAAATGGCCTGTTTACATCGGCGCTGTAACTGTCGCATGGAAATTATTAAACGCTGTATTTAAGGCGTCTCCGATTGGACGAATCATTACATTAGTGATGGGATTAGTAACCGCTATCGGTTTGCTAATCGATGATTACGAGACGTGGAAAGAGGGCGGTAAATCTTTTTTTGACTGGTCAGCGGCTCAGGTGTGGTTTGACAACATGAGCCGAATTTTTGACGGTCTAAAAACAATCGTCGGTAATTTCTTTAGCGCGGACTGGTGGAAGTCTAAAGCCGATACGATTTCTAACGAGATGTCGCTATTGGGCGAAAGGATTCAAGGATTTTTATCTGACAGCTGGAATAACGCTATTACAGAAGCATCCAACAAATGGAATGAGCTAAAAGATACTATTTCTCAAAAAGCTCAAGGCGTCTACGACGGAATTATTTCTACTTTTGTTGGTTTGAGCACGTGGTTCGGTGATCTATGGAAAAGCATAGGTGACGGAGCTATGAACGCATTAACTGACATTGGAAAAGCTTTTACTAAGTGGTGGAACGATCTTTTAGATTCGATTAAAAACTTCGGAACTAAAGCTGCTGAAAAAGTTAAAACCGCCGCTTCTGACGCTTTAGATACAAGCATTGAAGCTGTGAAGTCTTTGTTTTCCTGGGGTAATAAAAAAGAAGGCGATAAAGCGGCGTCCAGCCTACCAACTGCGACGACAAATAATAATCAGCGTACTAATAATACATATAACAACAATGCTCAGGTACATCAAACAATTACCGTCAGCAGCGTAAAAGAGGCTAAAGAAATCGCAGGCTCAACTAATCGCACATATCTACAACAAGGTGGCGCCGGAGGCGATTAACAATGTCTTTCTTAGAAACACAGGTATTAGGCTTAGCTGGTACGGCAGTCGGAAAACTGCTTCAAATTAAACCTATTAGGAGATTTGAGGCGTTTTCCGATTTTTGCTCTATCACGGAAACGCACAATATCGCGGTAACCGCTACTCAATATCCGATTGAGGACGGAACGCAGGGCACCGATCATATTGTTCGCGAGCCTAAAAATATTACGTGGGATGTCGTTTTCGGTGAGCGCTCAGACCCTCAAGGAACGTATCAGAGGCTCCTTGATTTGATGTATAGCGGTGTACCGTTTACGGCAGTCACGGGTCTTAAGCGTTACGAAAATATGCTTTTAGTGTCTGTAGCGGCCAATCAAGATTCGCATTCAGCGCGCATTCTCAAATGTACGTTGACCATGCAGGAAATCTTGATTACGTTCCCGCTCGCTACGAATATGCCGCCGAGGTCTCAGCAGGCGAATCCGAACGTAACTGCAAAAACCGCTCAAACAGGAACTAAGCAGCTTCAAGAAAAGCCGGTTAGTGAATCGAGATTAAGCCATATTTTTAGTTAGCAATGAAAACATACGAAATCCCGCTCAATTCTTTCGCAGAAGAATTTAACGTCGAAATTAACGGCGTTAACTATCTACTGCGGACGAAATGGAATGAGCCGCTTCAAGCGTGGACGCTCGATATCGGACGTTCTGAGAACGAGTGGCTCATACGTAATCTCGCACTCGTTGCCGGTGAAAACCTTCTCCAGCAATACGAGCACTTAAAACTAGGTTTCGGCCTAATCGTGGTCACGGACGGCGACGAAAAGGAAGACCCTACAGAAACAAACCTCGGTATCGATTCTCATTTAATCGTAGTTACAAGTGATTAACTTTTGGCGAAAAATTACGCTCCTTGTCGGAGATAAAGACGGCAACGGATTAGACCTGAGCGGCTTTAGAGTCTCGTTCGACGTAGAGAAAACAGCGCTCCAAGACCCGAATACAGCGAAAATCGACATCTATAACTTATCTAAAACGACAGTAGCGCGTATCGCGGACGGTGATTTAAAACGCATTGTTCTACAGGCAGGTTACGAGTCTCATAACGCTGTAATTTTTGACGGAAACATTATTAGCACGTCACAGGTTAGAAACGGCGCGGATACGATTCTCAGTATCGAAGCCGGAGACGGTCAATCCGGTTATTCATACGCGCTCGTAAACGAAACAGTCGGTGCCGGTTACTCAAATAACGACATCGCTAAAAAATCGTTTAACGCTATGAAAGAACGCGGCGTTAAAAACGACGATCTTAAAGCGGTAAGTAACGAGACTAAGTATCCGAGAGGCCGCGTACTTTTCGGTGCGGCTCGTAATTATTCACGTGAAGTTTCTAAAAACAGTGATACGCAGTGGTCGGTTCAGGATGGACATTTAGTCTATTGCAAGAAAAACGCGACTAGAGACGATAGAAAAGCGTTCATTTTGCGGCCTGATACGGGAATGATCGGCAGTCCGAAGAAGGATAAAGACGGCGTAACCGTGAATTGCTGTCTTAACGCGCTCCTTCGTATCTACGACCCGATACGCATTGAGTCCGAGTTTCTCACGGGTGATTTCAAAATCCTTTCGCTTAAACATTCAGGCGATACCCACGGAAACGAATGGAGCACAGAAATTAAAGCGTGCTCGTTAGACCCGTCAACAAAGAAAACGACTAAAAAATGAATCAGTTAGAACGTATCGCTACGCCTGAAGAAATTGAGCGTCAAAAGTCTGAGGATTTAAAAGCACAGATTCGCGTAGCTATGCCCGCTATCGTGACAAGCGTCGATTTAGCGCGGCAAGTCGTATCCGTAAGACCTGCGCTAATGGGAAAACTTCGAGGCTACGAAGGAAACGTTACAGAGACTCAGTATCCTGTCCTTACTGAAGTACCGATAGCGTTTCCACGCGCTGGAGGTCTTTGTATTACGTATCCTGTAGCTGAGGGTGACGAATGTCTAGTCGTATTCGCTGACGCTTGTATCGACTTTTGGTGGCAGAGTGGCGGCGTCCAGTCGCCTAAAGACTCAAGATCGCATGATCTTTCGGACGCTATCGCGATATTTGGTCTTTCGTCTCAGCCTCGAAAACTTTCTGACGTGTCCGGTAACGCCATAGAGATACGTACAGATTCACGGTCAGACTATATAAGTCTTACGGCTGGAAAACTCGACATAAACATTAACGGCGACGTAAACGTAACAGCGAAAAAATCTAAAGTCGTTTGTCCAGATAACACGGTACAAGGCCCGCTCACCGTAACAGGTTTAATCACAGGCAAAGGCGGCCTGACCGTAAGCGGCGGCAGTGGCGCCTCAGTCACGGGAACGATTCACGCGACTGGCGACATTACGTCCGGCACTGTCTCGCTTCAATCTCATACGCATAACCACGGCCCGGCGCCGGATAAATAACATGAAATATCGAAAACTAGACGAAAACGGCGATATGACGTTCGGTAACGGCCTCGATAACTATTTCATAGACAGCGCCGAGGCTGTAGCTCAGTCAGTTCTTACGCGACTCAGGATGTGGCTGCGTGAGTGGTACTTAGATACCAACGACGGTACGCCTTACTACCAGCAGGTACTAGGAAAACATACGCAAACCGAGGCTGTACAGGCGATTTATCGGCGTATCAGAGAAACCGCGGGCGTCAATCGAATTACAGAGTTTTCTACAGCGTTCGACCCTGATACGCGTCGACTGCGAATTGAGGTAACACTAGATACAGTTTATGGCGAGGTAAAAGTAAATGCCTGATCTCAAAAAACTAGCCTACGTCGATGACGCGGGCTTTTTTGTTGCCGATTTCGAGGATTTCCTAGAGTACAACAAAGACGCGATGCGTTCGATATACGGCTCAGATATCAACCTTGACGCTGACTCGCAGGATGGACAATTAGTCGCGCATTTTGCCCAATCTCAATACGATTTAGCGCTACTGTGTGCTGAGGTTTTTAATAACTATTCCCCTTCGACCGCACGCGGGGACGCTTTAAGCCGTGAGGTAAAAATTAACGGCATAGCGCGTCAAGCGTCTACACATTCAAGCGTCGATGTAATCATTACCGGCGCCGCAGGTACGACGATCACGAACGGACAAGTACGCGATACGTCGAAAGACGCTCATGTATGGAATTTACCGCCGGAGGTCGTAATACCGACAAGTGGTTCTATAACAGTGACTGCGACATGTGATGACGCAGGAGATATTCGAGCCGGCGCCGGTACTGTTACTCGTATTGCTACGCCTACCGAGGGATGGATTAGCGTAACGAACAATTCTGAGGCCGCGCCCGGACGTGATACGGAAACTGACGCAGAGTTACGTGTTAGACAAACGTATTCGACTGCTCAACCGTCGCAAACTGTGCTTAAAGGCATTCTAGGCGGCGTGCTGGATGTGGACGGCGTAACGCGTGCAATCGTGTACGAAAACGATACGAGCGCTACGGACAATAACGGCATACCTAGTCACTCTATCGCTGTGGTTGTCGAAGGTGGCGACGCTCAGGTAATCGGAGACGTTATCAAGCTAAGGAAAACGGCAGGCACAGGGACATACGGTACTACGAGCGTAACCGTTAAAGACAGCGAAGAAGTACCGATGACCGTCAACTTCTTTAGACCTACGGTCGTACATATCAAAGTAAAGATTACGCTGGAGCCGTTAACAGGCTTTACTACTGAGCTTTACAACTCGATTAAGTCGCAGGTCGTTAGTTACATCAATTCTCTGACGTTCGGTCAAACGGTGCGAATCTCGAAACTCTACGTACCCGCAAACCTCGAAAACGACGATAGCGACATTTCTTACGACATCACGTCTATTCAGATAGCTAAAAACTCAGGCGCCTATGCGTCATCAAATGTCGCGATAGGTTTTAACGAAGTCGCACACTGCGAAGCGGCGGACGTTGAGGTAATTACGAATGACTGATTTCAATACGTATCTACAGCGCGTACCGTCCGAGCATCGAGACAAGCCGAAATTTGTTGAAACGCTCCGTTCGTTACTCGGCCCCATGCTCGAGCTTCAAACGTTAATGGAGCGCATACCGTTCGATTACGACCTCGACAGCGCAGTAGGAAAACAGCTAGATGTCGTCGGCGAGTGGTTAGGACGTAATCGTTACGTGTCTATTCCGATTGAGGGCGTATTTTTTACGTTCGACGATACGGCAATCACCGGATACGACCGCGGCGTATGGTGCGGCGAATATGACGCCACCAGCGGTATGACGAAATTAGACGATGACTCGTATCGATTCCTGCTCAAATTACAGATTCTCGCCAACGTGTGGGATGGTACGCCGGAAAAATTTTACAGCGGCGTTCGTTCACTCTTTAACGGCACGTTGAGCGTCGTCATCGAAGACCATCAAGATATGGCGATTTCCATCGGTGTAGTCGGTAAAGCGTTATCCAGCGCACAGCGCGCTCTCTTTCTTCAGCAGATAGCACCGTTCAAACCTGCGGGCGTTCGTATCAACGTTTTCATGCTTACTCAGTATGACGACGTGCCGCTTTTCGCCTTCGACATGAATACGCCGCTTCTACAGGGTTTCGATACCAGTGGATGGGCGGAAATCATCGCTAATTAAATCTCAAATTTTTCTCAAACAAGCCTCGCTTAAACAGCGGGGCTTTTTTTATGGGTTTTTCTCATGGCTACTAATAACATCCTCAGTTTTTGTGCCGGCGCCAATCCAAACGTTACCCCGCTCGCCACTTGGCAGACTAAAGCGGTTCGCTCCAGTGGATTCGTCTCAGGTATTGCAATTTCAGGCGACGTTAACGCCGCTATCGTGGGCGGCGCAAATATCGCACACGCAGTCGGCGAATTTATTAAAACTCAGTTAGATGAGGACGTAAACGCTACAGATGATGATGTCCTAGTTAGTCAGTTTTTGCGCGCTCTACAAGTTTTTATTCAGCGCGGTGGCGCTTGTCCGATTGGTTCGATTATTCCTTACCTCGGCGGCGAGGTGCCTTACGGTTGGTTATTAGCGAACGGAGCCTCTGTGCTTAGGTCGCAGTACAACAAGTTATTCGCCCTGATAGGGACGAAGTTCGGCGCGGTTGACGAGGCACATTTTAATCTGCCGAATCTGCATCATAGGTTTATCGAAGGCACCACCTCACTTAGCGAGGTGGGAAGCTACGTCGAGGCGGGCTTACCGAATATCTCCTTTCTCGCCGGTACTTTTCTGATGGGCTCTAAGGTTTGGGCCGAAGGGATAAGCATCAATTATCAGCAACAAATTAATTTCTCTAGCGGAGAGGTTTCTGGGAATTTTGTTGACTACAGATTGAATTCAACCGCTATCAATTCTGTGTACGGCGCTTCAGACACAAATCAGCCCGAAGCCGTGAGAGTTTTGTCTCTAGTTAAAGCGTATTAACCAGTAGCCTCTGATTGCTGCCGGCTGGTTTGTCGTCGACGCTCCATAAATCGGATTGGAGCCCGCAGCATTAAAGTTAACAATCCCCGACGCCGTCCCCGGTTCCCGCATAATTGTGAATGTCCACCGAGTGCTCGCGCTCAGGGCGCCACCAGCTGCG